GGCGCAGCGCAGGAAGTCTCCCTTGTGGATACAAGTAAGAGACTCGGTGTGTCTGGTTAACACACCCTACTCCTCCCCCGAGGAGTAGACCTACCAAAGATTCCTTCAACGTCTTTCACACCCATCTTTTCCACACCGAATGGTGCGAGCAACTCCACTCTACCCACCATACACTTCACGGCACATCAGTCCGCTACATGTAGATGGAAGCATCCGTTGCCAGTGTCCGGGTCTTGCGAAAGATAGCAAGGATTGGGACTTTGGTCGGGGTTGTTACCTTCCCCTCAGTATTTTAGCTCTTCAGCCTCATTTGTTGGAGATGGACGGGGAGGGGGAAGGGGAGGAAGAGGATCCGTGCGACCTGGTGGATAGACCGGACCGGTGACACCACGGCTAGTGACTCCAGGGGTACCCTGAAAGTCTCTAGGCGTGGGGTGGACGAACTCCAGTTCATACTCCAGGAACCAGTCGCCCAGGTAGGTATCGGAGTCGGGGGCAAATGGGGAGGTTTCCCAGGCGAAGAAGGCACCAACTGCCTGATTCGCTCTGGGCTGCTCCGTATCCACAGCCACACTCGAGTCCAATACAAACCAGGGGACACGTGCATGGATTCTCTTCACGTCGAGTGGGAGAGACAGTTCGTTCCAAAAGGGCCCAGTCACACTGGTACCTGCTTGACTCAGGAGACCATACGAGGCGGATGAAATCCAATTCGAATAGTCTTCGGAGTCATAGAGGACTGCAAGCGTCTGGTAACCACCAAATGTAGTTGGTACTCTTGGACGGAAGTGTAGGACAGCCTTCCGGAAGCGGTAATACTGGTAGTTGAGGCCAACATTAGTTGCCCACGACAATCCAGCCTGTACCCCTCCCGCAAAGGTTCCTACTCTCCCTGGACCAATGAACCAAGCCCATTTGGTCCGAGATGCGGCCGCCGTCTTAAGTTGGTAAGCACCCTGATACAGTGGCTCCATGTTCTGGAGAATCACACCGTTCGGAGTACTTGTCATCTTAGGAGACCGCATCGCGCGACTGTTACCGGAGATTGCAATAGGAGCTGTCTCACACACTCTTCCCTTCTTTCCCTTCCCCACCTTCCTCGATTTAGATTTTGCCATGAGATATATTTCATGCCCCGGGGGGGACCATTGCGGGGGGATCACCTAGTGGTCTCTTCCTCTTGTTCCTCAGGTGCCCGGAAAATCTCATGGAGGTATTTCGCACAATCCTCATACCGCTCACCAATGATATCCCTATCACGGTGCCATGCTGGACGCATGGACCAGGTCCTGTTCTCCAACACACTGTTTAGGAATCCCGATGGCAGGGGTGGAACACCTCCAGACTCCTTCCGAGAGAGTTTGAACTTGTTCCACCTCCTGGCACCGAATATCTTGACATGTTTGTTGGAGGACAGGTCCTCAAACCACCTTCTCATCGCCATCAGCCTGTATCCCATTCCCCCATCACGAGAGTAAGGATCAACCAAAGCACCCTCACTCCTGGGAGGTCCAAAGGACTCTCCAGGGTTGAGGGGCCCAAACCTGTACATCCCCTTGGTGACCTCAATTGTTATATAGGACTCGTAACGATTACAGATCTTACTGTAACTGTTACGGGTTCCCTCACGATAGTTGAAGATACCAAGGCGGTGTGCATTCATCCACATCAACTGATTGTTGGTGAATTTGTGGTTCGGTGTGGGCACGGGTGCACCAAAGGCACCGTATTCAGTAGGTCCATAGATTGGGCCAGGGAATCCACGTAGGATCGGATAGTACTTCCGGAACATGGACAAGTATTTAGAGTGGGTCCTCTCGCTCGAGAAGCTAGAGAACTCTCTAAACAATTGTGCCAGCTGTTCCCAAGGAAGTACTTGCCGGCCCGACTTGAGATCGACCTGACGATCTATGGGCATATTGAGTAAACCCACATTTGGAACATCCAATGATACCCACCGATTCTGCTCCTTGGAATACACACAGTAGACGGAGTTTACCAAAGCAAGGTCCCTAGAGTAATAGTTCTTTCCCAGGGAGAACTCTAACCCCACGGACCTTGTGGCTGACTTCCATCTGCGGTATATATTCTTGGTAGCAGGAAAGATGACATCATCTCCATTGATCCTCATAAAGGACTCACGGGGGACGGCCATACAGGATGCTGCCCTGTTAATTATACAGAGCAATGGAAATGAGAGGATGTGGCCCATCATCTGTCCACGAGTGATCGGGACTGGGCTCGTGCCCTTAAGGTCAAGAACGGAACGGGTAAGAGAGTGCACAACGAGTTTGCGGAGGAATGCTTCGGTACACATAGGGAGACCCTTTGGAAGGTCAAACCTAGTGCGCTCAAGCATTGCCTCGGCAGCCTCCTTTGTATACGTGAGGAAAATGTTGTCAGTGGCGGCACTATAGTCACCACTAACAACCTTTTCCCCCTTACCCAGCTTCATTGGGGAGAGAGCATCCTCAACGGATGACCCCCCAATAAGCTGGAAGACGGGGTGTGCGCGCATCTTCCCATGCCAGGCCTTTTGGACTGGCGTGAGTAGTTGTACCATCCACTCTGCCTTCGTTACGATCCTAACCTTCAAAGGCTCAGTCAGCCCTGTTGCTCCCACCAGTATTGGTTTCCATTCCACCTCTGGCAGGCCCAACTCCTCAATCGCCTCCTGAATCAGACATCTCAGCATTCTCTCCCAGAGTTCTCCCAGTGGACCATCGGGCCCAAGATCAGTATCTGTCAATCTGAATGCCATGAGTACCTTCTTTACGACGGGGTCTTGTAAGAATCCATTTAAGGGAAAGTCCCTAATGTATGCTTGCAAGCCCCCTTCGCCACGAGAGTACTCATGACAGGCAGAAACGGAGGGAGGGAATGGTCGGGTATAATCCGCAACCATCTCCTCCCCCTGGGGACAGAACTCATCCAGTGTCCTTTGTATCTCAAGGAACATGCGCCTCTTACGGGGCAGCACGGACGGTTCGGTACGGGCGACTGCCTTTGCAAAGTCAGCCACCTTTTCCCTCACCATCTCCTCTGTGAAAGACGGAAACAATCTCTTGGAGTACAACAGTAGTGCACCAACTCTCATCTTCCTTGACTTCCCAGCTCCTGTAACCCGATTTCTTATGAACTTCCGAAAGGAGGGAGAAATCAGGCTGTAGGGGTTGAATCTCTGGGGTGGTGTGTCATCATGGAGCATATGGGGCAGCCAGAAGGCTGTCCACGACTTCAAGATGGACATCAGCTCAGGGACGGAAGAGGAAGGAGGGTGAGGGCAGAGTACACGATCAAAG